GAAACTCTCGCTGCCGAAGGCCGCGAGATCGGCGGCGGCGCGCGCGGTCGAACTGGTGCCCACGGGCGTGTCACGCGCCTGGAGCACCTGCGACAGACTCAGGTAGCTGACGGCCTGATGATCCTCGGTGGCCGTATCCTCGTCGTCGTTGGCCATCAGGCAGACGGCGACGCGCGCGGCGTCGGACGTGGCCCACCCGAACGACCACACGGCGTCCTGCGTGAGCCCACTTCCGGCGGGCAACCCATTGCTCATGAGGAGGACCGCCTGCGGGGTGACCCCCGGCGTCGCCACCTGCTGGGTCTGGGCGCCGCCCGCGGTCGGCTGCGTGAGCGCGCCGCACACCGCCCCGACGCCCGCGAGCGCGAGATAGCGCACGGCGTACTGCGCCCCGGCGGTCGTCGTGTGCAGGGTGAATCCATCACTGTCGAGGCTCACCAGATCCACCTTCGCGAGATCACTGGCCCCGGTGCCGATCCAGATCACGGCATCGGTCGCCTGGCGCCGCGCGCAGTCCGTGGGGGTGGCGTTGTCCGAGAGTCGGACCGACGCGCACCCCTGCGCCAGCGCCGTGCCCCACCCGATCCCCCAGCTGCTATTCGCCGTCGACGTCGTAAACGGGTACGTCCCGGTTGCGATGTTGATCTCGAACAGGACCACGTCGGGGCGGAAGCCGAGCCCGGTGTAGCCACTGGAGGTCCCCGCGGCGGGGAGGGTGATCGCCCCACAGGCGGCCTGGACGCCGCTCCCCCCGAGGACGAGCGCGTGGTGGTAGTACTGAGACCCGGACACGTTGGTCCAGTCGATCACGAGCGGGTTCGCCCAGCCGTCCGGACTCGCCTTGATCAGCGCCGTGCGGGTCGTGGGCGAGGCCTCGCTGGGGGTGCGCACGATCGAGGCGTCGTCGTTCGTGGCCCGCGCCCGGACCGTGCCGCCCCCCATCGCCACGAACTCCTGGTGGACCTGCGCCACGCGCTGATTCGTCTGCGCGATCGCCATGCCGAGTCCCGCCGACACCCCGCTCCCGTGCCCCGCGCCGAGGTGGAGGGTGCCGAGCACCAGCGCGGCCACCGGGCTGAAGCCGACCGCCAACGAGGAATCGGTCCCCGCGGAGGTCGGGTTGACGAAACTCTCGTGATAGACCGACAGGCTCATCGTGTGACCTCCAGGCAGCCGCCCGCGTCGGCCACGAGATCCGTGGGGATGCCCACGCGGACGACCTGGATCGTGGTCCCCACCCGGTCCGCCACCCACGACGAGCCCGGCGGGAGGCCGGTGATCAGATGGCGCAGGGGGAGCGCGTCCCCCACGTCGTAGCTGATCGTCGAGGGCAGGCTGCCCACGCGGAAGAGCACGACGCGCGGGATCTCCTCGGAATCCTCGATGCGCACGCCCACGTACTCGCCGCCGGGGGTCTCCATGCGGGAGACGGCCGCGGGGGTGAGGAGGGTGGTCGCGTCTGGCGTGAACTGCAGGACGGTGAGGAACCGGCGGACCGTGGTCCCCGGGGTGCTCCGCACTTCCAGCCGCCACCGGCCGTACCAGTTGGCCGCGGCGTCACTGAGACTGCTGCCCCGCCCCGCGAGCACATCCGCGGTCGCGGCCATGATCCGCCGGCGCGTGGGGTCCAGGTCGCGCAGGTACCAGTAGGCCGATCCGCCGAGCAGATGCATCGTCGCGGTCGTGGGCTCGACGATCGTGAGGGCCGCGGCCCCCGTCGAGCCGTCCAGCGGATTCCGCCAGCGCCAGCGGCGGGCATCCGTGCTGGTCCACTCGCCGTGCGAGAAGTCGTCCGATCCCCCGCTGGCCGTGACCAGATCGCCGTCGCGCGTCCGCCAGCTGGTGCCATGCGCCACCCGCGTCAGGGTGCCCGCCACGTGGTGCGGCCACGTCTTCCCGGGGACGACATCCTGGTTGTCGGTGATCCCGAACTGCCAGAGCTGGAGCACCCGCGCGGTGGCGGCGGAGGCGACCAGGGTGATCTCGTCACACACCACGAGATAGTGCTGCAGGCCGGATCCGGCCAGCGGCTGGCAATAGGCGAGCGACCGCGCGGCCGTGGCCACCAGCGCGCTGGACCAGGAGTGCGTCGTGTCGAGCTTGAGCGCGGCGGCGCGCGGCTGATACGTCTGACTCGCCCAGACTTCCGTCACCTGGCCGATGGCGTAGTCGTCGCCGAGGCGGGCGGGATCGGGATTGGGCAGACTCGACGTGGAGACGTGGCTCCCCTGGAGGTAGGTGACGCCATCGCTCTCACTCGCCGCGCTATAAAGCCGGATCGCGGAGGCCGGAATCGGGCAGTTGGGGGTGACCAGCGTCCCGTAGTCCTGGCTGGAGGGGCCGGTCTTGTCGCCCCAGCCCACGCCCGGGAGCAGCACCCCTCCACAGAAGAGGGTGATCTGCCCCGTCGAGAGGTCGGTGTGGCCGCCGCTATTCCGGTGGCCCCAGCCCCAGATCGCGATGAGCGCCTGCTGCGTGTCGCTGAGGCTCCGCCCGGTCCGCCACGCGTACAGCCGATTGCCCACCTGGCCGCAGAGGGGGTACTGCGGGGGCGTCGCGGGCACGTGCTCACAGCCCATCACCCAGCGGGTGAACCACCAGTAGGCGCGCTTGTGATCGGCGGACTGGAGGGCGTAGCCGTCCGGATACTCCAGGTACTGCTGCTGGGCCCAGCGCCCCAGGGCAGGATCCGCGATCGCGCCGAACGTGAAGTTCCGGGCATCGACGGTCGCCTCCGACCCACTGCCCCAGCGCCAGACATGCGGACGCTGTCGATGCGGGTCGATGGTGAAGTACTGCGGGCGGATGGCGAAGCGGAGGTAGGCCTCGACATAGCCCGCGAAGAACGACCCGGGGGCAAACACGTCATCCTGGATCACGGTGCGGTACGCGGCGACGTGCCCCCAAAACCCGGAGATCGCCTGGCGCCCGTAGTACTCCCCCTCGGGCCACAACCCTGTTTCGAGGTAGAAGGTGGCCTGCGCCACGATGGCCGCGTGGATCGCGCGGAAGCGCTGCGACAGGATCCGGATCTCGTCGGCGTAGGCGCGCCCGGCGGTCCAGCCCACCCCCGCGGTGCCGGCGATGCGATCCGCCTCCAGCAGCAGCGCCTCCCCGAGGAGCACGCCGTAGGCCCCCCAGTTGCCGGTGCGCGATCCGAGCGCGGTGTTGTCGTTGATGCCGTAGAACGGGCCGACGACCGCGGCGGGCCCCGTCGAGGGCTTGATCTCGGGGGCCGCGCCGTACGCCGCCCGGATGGCGGCCTCCGCGAGGGTGACCCGATCCGCGTCGGACCAGACCTCGGGCGCCGCCGCCATCGTCCAGTCATAGGCGATCGCCAAGGGGAAGGTCTTGAGGCCCCCCTCGTCGGCGCTGTCCCAGTCCTGATAGCTGTTGCCCTCGGACCAGGCGGCGGTCGCGTGCCCCGATCCATCCCAGAGGTGGCGCCGGAGCGCGAGCGCCGCGTACTTCGCGAGCGTGGCGTAGTAGACGCGGTCCCGCCCCGCGGGCAGGAGCCGAACGAGGGTCGTCGGGTGGATCAGCGTGTCCGGATCGAGAAGAGCCAGGAGACTGGCGTTGACGCACTGCTGGGCGAGGGCCGCCCACAAGGGCGTGGGCGTCGTGACCGCGAGCGCCTCACAGGCGGCCTGGGTCGTCCGAAAGCCGCCATCCACCAACGCGCACCAGGCCGCGAAGTCGGCCACGACCTCGCTCTGGAGCACGCGCGTGCGGACGGTCTCCACCGTCACCCCGACGGCGTTCCCCGGCTCGACCACGAGCAGGCGCGGGTGCCCCGTGACCGGCGTCGGCGTCGTCCGCGTCCGCCGGGAGATCGGCGCCGTCAGGGACCGTGCGGCCGTCCGTCCGAGGCGGGCCCGGCTTCCCGCGCGTGACACTGTGGTGCCTCCCCCGTCGCCGCCTCAGACCTGGCGCGCGTAGAACCAGAGTTGCAGATCGGTGTAGTCGGTGATGGCATCCGCTTCGGCGCCGCTGAGCGTGACGCTCCCGGCCGTCACCGTGTTGGAAATGTCGGTGATCCATCCGCTCGTGGCAATCAGGGTGTTGCCTTGGCGCAGTTCCACCTTCAGGTCGATCTGCGCGCCGCCGCTCGCGTTCTTGGCGTAGCGATAGCGGACGACATGATTGCTCGACGAGAGGGGGTCACTGACATCGCTCAGCGACACCTTGCAGATCTGGGCGTCGTTGGGCGCGGTCGGGCTCTCGATGTAGTCCGCGTCGTTCGGGCTGCTCTCGCCGATGCTGCCCACCACGCCCGTCCAGCCCCCGGCGCTGAGGATAACGTCGGGCCGTCCGTACTGCGCCATGACTCAATCTCCCAGCGCGACGATGTTGGTGGCCGCGGTGCCGGTCGCCCGGACAATGTTGGCGGCCAGGGGCAGGATCGCCCCCGTGGGGACGGCGGCGAGCGTGACGGTCTGGCCGCCCGTGAGGATCACGCTCACCGCGCCGGTGCCCCCGATGTAGAGGGCCTTGCAGCGGATGGTGAGGGGCGTGGAATCGTTCGGCGTCACGGCGATGCCGCGCGAGTAGCCTGGAGGACTCATCATGGTCAGCCTCCCGCCATCACGCGACGGTGTAGGTCACGCCGTTGGTGCCGCCCAACAGGAACCAGCTCGTCCCGTCGCAGATCGCGTCGATGATCGCGCCGATCTCCTGGCCGGTGGTCGTCGCCGCCAGGCTCGCGCAGGCCGCGTTGTTGAACGCGATGCCCTTGCCGGTGCCGGCCGAGACGGTCAGATCCTGCGCGACGACGTTGTGGAACGAGTAGGCCCAGCCGGTCAGCGCGGCCGTGGGGGTCGGCAGGGTGAAGGTGATGGCCCCCCCCGCGCCCCGCGTGGTGAAGATGGTGCCGGATCGGTCAACCGCCGGGTTGACCGTGTAGCTGGCGGTCTTGGCGACCACCCGACGTTCCAAGCGAGTCGGCATGGCAGTCTCCTGACTCCGGGATCTCCCCGGACGCCGCAGGCGGGGGCGGCAGGCCCGCGTTGTTGATCCGCATCCGCTCGGTGCCGCCGATCCCCCCGAGCCGGTCCAGCAGGTCGAACCCCTCTTTCGCCCGGTCGCGCAGCATCTGCCGGCGCGTCCACCGCCGGTCCGCGCGCGCCTGGGCTTCCGTGGCCTCCATCTGCGCGGCCACGCGCGCCGCGCCGCCCTCGCGCCAGAGATCCGCGCCCTCCCCCAGGAGCTTGGCGAGCATCCGGGTCGGGCGATCGAGGTACCACGGATGCACGACGCTCACCTCGACGTACCCATCCCGCGCTTGGATCTGCCGGTCGCTGAGGTCATGCCGGTCGGTGTGGATCGGCCGCGACCGGGTGACGCGACGCTCGAGCACGTACTGCCCCGCGTGGTCCACGGAGCGCCGCATCCGCAGCGCCGGGTCGTACCGCCAGAGGTAGTCCTGGACGTAGCGGTACCACGGCGGCAGCGCCATCACGGGATCGAGGGGCACATGGTCGGGCATCACGGGTCAGCGGCGGCGCCGGGTCTGCTGCACGCCCGCCGCATCCTCGTGGAGGTCGCGCAGCGCGTCATTGTCTTCGGCGCGCGCCGGCCTCAGCGTGTCCGCCGCGGGCGGCGCGTCCACCTGGGCGTCGAGGTTCACGCCGCGGTTCAGCATCCGCCGCCGGACATCGGCCACCGCGATCGGCTGCACGACCGCCGCCTCTCCCAGCAGCACGGCGCGATCGATGGCCTCGACTGCCAGGCCGAAGCGCGCAATCTCCTCCGCCGTGAACGGCTCGCACCGCGCGGGCGGATCAATCGGCTGCCCCCATTCCGTGTCGATGATGCCGAGCAGCGACTGCTGCTTGCCCGTCCACGGATTCCGCGAGCCGGGCACGACCGCCCGCGCCTGGAGGTGGCGCGCCACGCCGAGCGGCAGCCGCCACTCGCCCGGCTCGACGTGATACTCCACGGAGTCGTACAGGTCATGCACGGGCGGCCCCCCCCGATGGATCACCCGGACGAGCGTCGCCTCGGTGAGCACCCGCACGGGGGCCCCGATGGGGGAGAGGATGGGTGGCTGGTCGAACATCGCAGTGGCGCCTCACGTGCGGGGCCCCAGGGCGGCGGCGCAGGCCGCCCCAGGGCCGCGCGGATCACGGGCCTCAGAAGGCGTGCGCGATCAACTGGTTGACGGTGATGCCCTCCATCCGGAAGTTCTTCGCGGGCTGGTGGCAGTGGTAGTTCTCGAACAGCCGGTAGAACGCCGTGTAGGCGTCGTAGTCGGGCACCCACTTCAGGACGCTGCCCTCCTCGTCGGCCCACCCGCCGTTGTCCTCGTAGAAGCGCACGAAGGTGCTCTTCTGCAAGCCGAAGATCATCCCGTAGGGCGCGTCCCGCTCCACGAGCATGGGAATGTCGCCGAAGGTGATCGACTTGCCCGAGGGCTTCTTGGCCGCCGCGGTCCCGCCATCCGGCGTCCGCAGGTCGGCGCCCGTGTAGCGGCGATCGGCTTCGAGCAGCGCGAGGTACGCCCGCCGCACCGCGTGCTCGCACACCAGCACGTCGATGCCCTTGCCGCCCACCTTGATGTTGACGGCGTCGATCGGCTGCTGGATGGCGTCGAGGGAGAGCGCCCCGACGCTGGACACGACATGGCTCTTCACGATCGGGTAGCTCGCGCGCGCCAGGTTGTGGTACGTCGCCACGTACGTCCCGTCGTCCACCATCGCCAGCAGCCCTTCCGGTTCCTTGCCGTAGGAGTTCTGCGTGGCGCTCTGCGCGATGACGACCAGGTCGTTGTCGCCGACCGTGAGGGCGGTATCCACGGTGACATCGGTGCCATCCGCGTTGACCGCGGTGATGGTGGCGTAGCCGTCCACCTGGGTGGGCGTCGAGCCGTCCACCACGGCGATGAACATGCCGCCGTTGGCGTCGCCGTACAGGTAGCGGTTCGCGTTGACCGTCCCCGTGACGCCGAGGGGCGCCTTGACTTCCAGCGTCGTCGCGCTGCTGTGCGCCCCGTTGACCTTGGCCAGGACGCCCGATCCCGTGCCCCAGGCCATCACGTTCCGCCGCAGCGCCATGTCCGTGACGAGCGACTCGAACTCCTGCTCCATCACGCTCGCGAACGCGCCCTTCTTGTTCCGCGCGTCGAGCATCACGCGCTTGTCGAACTGCACGCGGCCGTACACATCGCGCATGTACACCTTGTAGTCGGCGTACGCCGTCCGCCCCGCGGTCGGCAACTTGCCCGCCGGGCCGATGGACCCGATCGAGTGGTTCCGCCCCGTCCGCAGCGGAATGAGCTTGTAGCGGCCCTGCCAGGTGTCGTCGGCGATCTCCGACGTGAACAGCTTCTGGATCAGGTTCTCGTCCTGGAGCGCATCGTTGATGATCTCCGACGAGTAGTCCTCTTTGAACAGCGGATCCCAGGAGGTGAGATCAGTGGCCGGCATGGTCCGTCTCCGATCAGCGCAGCCCGAACCGTCGGCGCATCGACTGCGCCGCCTCCGCCAGCGTGCGGGGCTTGGAGGTCGGGGGCGCGGGGGTGCCTCCCCCGGCCAGGGCCGCTGGACGAGGAAGCGCGTGGTTGGCTTCGGCCGTGGCTTGCGCCTGCGCGGCCGCCGCGGTCGCCCGCTGCTGCTGCGCGGGGCTCAGCCCCAGCGAGGTCAGATAGTGCGTCGCGATCTGCTGCGGCGTGTAGGGCAGGCCCTGGCGCCGGACGTGATCGTAGGCGGACTTCATCTGGTCGATGAACAGCGTCCGCACTCCCTCGTGCCGGATCTGCCCGGCGGCCTGCGCCACGACCGCGGCCCAGGTCCGCTCCGCGCTCAGCTCCTGCTGGCGGGTCTGCGTCTGGGACAGCTGATCGAGCTTGGCCTGGAGGTCGGCGATCTTCGTCAGCGCCTGCGAGACGACCTCGGCTTGCTTCGCAAACCACCGGTTCACGTCGTTCTCGTCACGGTCGAACGGGAGGGCCTGCGTGTCGAAGTCAATCCCCAGCTCGCGCGCGAGGCGGGACATCGGCGTCTGGGGCGGCGGCGCCTCCGGCGCCGGCTCACCCCGCAGCATCGCCGCGATGCGCGGATTCTCACTGATCGACTTGGAGAGCCGGTCGAACTGCGTGGCCTTCACTTCCAGATCGCGCAGCCGCGTCTGGAGCGCCGCCTTCGCTTTCTTCGACTTCTTGAGCGCGTTGGCGATCTTCTGCACGCGCGTGGTGGGGTCATGGTCGGCGGCCGCATCCAGGGCCTCGTCCTCCCCCTCATCGTCGAGGTCGGCGGCCGGGGCAGGAGCCGCCGGCACCGGCGCGGGACGCGACGGGTCAAGCACGGGGTCCTCCGCCGCGGGCGCCGTGCTGCCCGCCGGGCCGCCGCCGGTCGCCCCCTCGGCCACCTGCCAGAGCGGCAGCGCGAGCCGGGCGCCGCACAGGGTCATCCGTTCCATCGAGCCTCCTCCCCGGGTGAGGGCGAGCGCCCCTCTGGGCCGCCGGGCCGCCTCCCCAGGGGCCCGAGTGCCGTACGCCCGCCCTCACCAGGACGGATCACGCAGCGCCTCCTGGCGGCCGCGCCGGGACGGGACGCAATGCGCCCGCGTCCACCATCTCGTTCAACGACCGCCCGGACCGCGCCGCGGGCCGCAAGGCCCCGGTCTGGACGGCGGCCGTCAGCGCCGCGCCGGGCCGGGCAGGCCCAGGGGCCGGGCGCATCGCGCCACTCTCCACGGCGGCGCTGACGGCCGATCCATCGGGCACCCCCCCCCCCGCCGCCGGGGGAGGCGCCATCAGCAGGTGGATGTGTCGCAGGTGCGCCAGCATCGCGGCGTAGACCTGCGGCCGCGTCCGCTGCGCCTCCTCGGCCTCCTCAGACTTGAGCCAGAGCTGCTTGAAGAAGGCGTGCAGCGCCAGGTTGTCCACCGCGGGCTGCACCGGGGTAATCTGCCCCGGATCCGTCGCGCCCTTCCACACCTCCAACACGCGCGCCACCTGCTTCCGGTCCGCGTCCAGCGAGGGTTTCAGCGCATCGAGCGTGAGCAGCGAGAGGATCTTCGCCTGCAGCTCCGGATCCTGGGCGGGCGGCGGCAGCACGCCCAGCTCGATCGCCTTCGCGAGCCGCAGCATCGTCATCAGCGGGGACTGCGGCCAGGCCGACTGCATGTCCACCTGGACATCCACACGTCCGGTCAGATCGGCCTGTGTGAACTGCTTGACCTCCCAGGCGCCGTTCTCGCCGCGCACTTGACGGAACCGCGGCGCCCACCCCGTCTGTCGCGCGATGTCGAGGAGCAGCCGCGCGAGCGCCTTCTCGAACTCCACCTGCTCAGCCAGCGCCTCCACGAACGCGGCCATCCCGCGCTCCTGCAGGATCTGGATCTCCCCGAGCGTCGGATCCCCCGCGGGCCGCTCGCCGACCAGCACCGAGTTGAGGCGGCTGATCTCCTCCATCTTCTGGTCGAGCAGCTCGAGGTACCGATAGAGCCCCTCGGGCGGGTTCAGCCCGCGATCGACCGTGGGCTTCTCCCCCGGGATCGTGCTGCTGTACCGCACGGTCTCGCCAGGCTCGGCGACCAGCTCATCGAGCAGCGTGATCGAGGTGGGCAGGAACGTCCGCGGCGAGGCGTGGTGCAGGAGGATGCAGAGCAGGAGGGACTCGATGCTGTTCCGCGTCGTCTGGATCGGCACCAAGTCATCGGCCGGCGGTTTCCCCCATTGCGTGCCCGCGAAGCGCTGGAAGCTGCGGATGAGCACCGACTTGAACCGGCGGCCGCGCGCATCGACGAACGGCAGCGGGCCCGCCTCGACAATCGTGTCCCCAATACGCACGGCGTAGAGCCCCTGGGGGCACTGCACCTCGTCATCCTCGATGGGGTCGTGCTGGAGCCGGTACACGTCCACCCCGCGCGCGGAGGACGATCGGCCCCCGCTCGCGGTCGTGCGCGTGGCGCTCAAGGCCTGCAACGCCTCCGCATAGTTGCGCGACACGGCCCCGTGCGGCCGCCCCGCAGCCCCCCGGATCGTCTCGGCCGCCTCCGGCCACAGCCGCAGCGCCTCCTCGACCGTCAGGCGGGAGTGCAGCAGCACCCACGGCAGCTGCGTGACCTCCGTGGTCCGCGCCTCACTCGGGATCGAGAACTCGAAGCTGGGGATCAGCTCCGCGCAGAGCTTCCCGGTCGGCAGCGCGATCGCGTCGCCGTTGGGCGTGATCATCTCGGGCCCCGCCCCGCAGGCGGGACAGGCCGGGGCCGGGGCGGCCTCCACCTCGCGCGGCGTCATCACCCCGCCACAGGCCAGGCACGTGAGGAGCGAGACCGGCGCCGTGCCGTGACGGGGATCCGGATCGTAGCTCAGGACCAGCGCCACCCGGTCGGTCAGCGTGATGAGCTTGTTGATCTCCAGCCGCAACCGGGGGTAGCGGATCTCGTCCAGCAGCACCGGAACGGCGTCTTGGCACACCTCGGCGGTCGCACGGTCAGCGTCGTCATCGGTGGCCGGCGCCCAGAGCTGCGCCGGCTGCGATTGCGACAGGATGGCCGCGATCCCGTCAATCGCCCGCGCAAACCCGTTGCTCACGCACCGCGGAATCCAGGCGGGGAGGCCCCCCTGCTGCGGATCCGCCCCGCGCGTCACCCACGCCTCACTCCCCCGATCCCAGACCACCCACTGATTGTCCGGGCCCCCGCGGTGATACAGGAGGTTGAGCCAGTCCTGCTTGTCGCGGGCCTTCCGGGCCCCATGGCCCTGGACGTCCGCCAGCACGCGCTCGAAGAGGCGGGTCGCCTGAGGCGTCAGATCCGTCGGGGGGACCGGCGCAGCAGCCACGGGGGGCACAGGTCGCAGGGCTCTCGTCGGGGGAGGCGAGCCACGAGTGACCCGGGAGGGGGGCGGGTCAGTGCGACGATCGGGAGCTATCGATCTCGGTGACCGCGAGGCCGCGGAAGGCCTGGAGGACCGCATCGGGCGCCGCCGCCCGCAGCGTCTGCGACCAGGCCGGCTCGTGGATCGCGCCCGCCCGGGCGAGCGCCGCGTCCGTCACGCGCTCCGCCCGGTCACGCCAGTAGCTCTCCCGCGCCTCCGCGGCCTCGGCGCGGTGGATCGCGTCCAGGTAGCGTGCGCGTGAGACCCACCCCCACTCTGCCACTCGATCGAGGACTCCCTCACTGAGCGTGCGTGACGCGCCCGGCGCGTGTCAAGCGGTGCGTTTAGCGGGGCCCCCCAAAGGCCGCCGCGAGGCCCCGCGGCCCCCGCCGCTGGTGGAAGGCGGCCACGCGCTCCGCCTCCGCCCGTGAGAGCGGATCGAGATCGACGTAGGGATCGGGCGGCGCCACCTTCGGGACATGCGGCCGAGCCTCGAAATACCGGCCCATCGCCTCATAGGCGTGGTTCTCCGCGCGATCATCCTCCACCTCGACGTCCCGGTCGTCCCACGGCACCTCGGGCACCGTGCGGATCAGATGCGGACACGCGGTCGTCACCGACCACCACGGCCACCCGTCCGGCGCCGTGCCCAGCGCCTGCAGCCACCGTTGCGGCCGCGACAGGCGCGCCGGCCGCCCTCCCGCGCCGCGCAGCATCTGCACGCCGATCGGCCCGAGGATCTCCGTGTAGATATCCGCGATCGCCTGCTGCCCACTCTCCGCCCGGGACGCGAACATCAACGGCTCGCCGAGCACCCACTGCGGCCGCTGCACCCCCGCGGTCCGCTCCAGATGCAGGATGGCATCCCGGAGCTGCTGCGCCTGCGCCCGATCCTGGAGGCGGGGGCCATACCCCTCCCAGAACGTCCGCGTGTGCCCGTCCGGCAGCAGCGCCGTCAGGTAGGCCGCCCACGGCGCCCCGTAGCCGTAGTCCACCGCCCCGTAGATGTGCGCCTCCGGCGGCGGCCGCCACCGCGGATCGTCGTGCACATGCCACGGGACCACCTCGCCGACCTGGCGCCCCCCAGCGAGCAGCGGCGTGTCGGTCGGCGTGAGGACGTGGGTCGCCTCCCAGAGCGGGCCGACAATCATCCCCGCCCGCGCGCTGAACTCCGCGCCGTACTCCTGCCGCCAGATGTGCGGCGGTGTGCTGGCCTGGATCGCCGCGAGTTCCGCGCGCCCACGCCGCGTCTGGAAGTGGGGCGCCGACCAGGTGGGATAGTGCCAGGCCCGCCACTCAGGATCCCCGCCATCGCGCCCCCGCTGATAGAGCCGATGGAAGTGATTGTGGCCCTTGGGCGTGCCGATGATCATCGCGCCGCCGTTCGTGTCCGCGAGCGCCGGCCGGAGGATCTCGTCCCACACGTCCGGCATGTCCGCGTACTCGTCGATCACCATCCGCGTTACGCCGCGCCCGCGCAGGCTATCGGGGTCATCGGCCCCCTTGACCTGGAGTAAGGCCCCCGTCCGCAGCTCGATCTCTAGCCGGGTGACATTCGGCGCCCGCGCGTACCAGTCCGGCGGGATCGTGTCCAGCAGCTCCCGCCACACGATGTCATGCGCGAGGCGGTAGGTCGGCGCGACGTACCAGAGGCGACAGCGCTGGTCGGCGCCCTGGGCCAGCCACGTGCGGGCGGTCCACGTCTTGCCCCATCGCCGGCCGCAGACGACGATCTTGAAGCGGGCCGGGTCATCGACGACTCCGGCCTGCAGGGGATTGAGATCGAGGTACCGCGGGGCGGGGCCTGGCGCTGCCAGCGACGACAGGGCCTCAGCGGGCAGGCTCATCCTGCTCGCCCACCTCGGGCGCGGCGACCGTGCGGATGATCAGCGGCGTCAGCGTGACCTGCGTCTGCTGCACCTGGATCGCGGTCGTCGGCCCCGACCCCGACCCGACGCGCCCCTGGACCTGCAGCCAGAGCCGGATCGCGTCCAGGTCGCCCGCCATGGCCTCCGCGGCCAGGCGCATGAGCACCCGCTCGGTCACATCGCCATCGGCCCCCAGGTAGCGGCGCATCTCGGTGGTGAGCCAGGTCTGCACATGCGGCCGGGCGAGCGCGGCGGAGACGGTGGACTCGTGGACGCCGCACTGCGCGGCCAGCTCGCGCTGCGAGGGCATGACGCGGCGCTCGGCGATGGCGCGGGCCCAGTGATAGGCGTAGGCGGCGAGCCAGGGCGCGGGGCGATAGGGGCCACGAGGGCCACGAGCGGCCATCCTGTCTCAGCGTGCGCGATGGCTGGGGTGCGTGTCTACCCTCTTTGTGCGCGGCCCTCCCCCCCCTCTCAAACGGTTACACGGTTACAGAGCCCAGATTTATTGGTCGTTTTCGCGGTTTCGATCCGTTACGTGTAACCGTTCGCCCCCCCGTGGGCTCCCCATGCGGCAGTGGCAGGCTGACCGAAAGCACCACACTCGGAACACATTCTGTTCCGTGTTTGGTGGTTGCTTATGTCCGGCGGATCTGATTTGGGGTGAATTTAGGTGGTTTCTGTGACTTTCGCACTTTGTTCCACAAAGTGACGGGGCGTGAAGAAATGGGCTTGCGTGACCGACAGCGGTGTGGGATATTAGGGCCGCGAGGAGGAGACGGCCATGACGTGGACCCCGACAGCGGAAGACGAGCGGATCAAGCGCCAGGTTCGAGCAGCCACCTGGGAGGTGGCTGCATGCGAGGCCGAGCGCCTCGCCGATCTGATGGCCGACCCGGACGACGCCCGCCGGGTGCGGGCGCTGGCCGACCACTTCGCGGCGTGCGCCCAGCGTGACCGGGCGCGGCCGCGGGGCGCGGAGGACGTCGATCTGATGGACGACGACCTCATGGTGGCCCCTA